ATAATATACCATTTGAATTTGATTTTGTTGATGAGGCTAGTGAAGCTGAAATAGAAGTACTTAAAAATACTTTGGATCAATGGAGTGATTTAAATGAATTTGAAAACAAAATATTTCGCATATTCAGAAACTGTATAAAATATGGTGAGCAATTCTTTATTAGAGATCCTGAAACATTTGAATTATATTGGGTTGATCCAACAACAGTAACAAAAGCAATTGTTAATGATGCTAAGGGCAAAGAAGTAGAACAATTTGTAGTAAAAAATCTTGCACCGAATTTAACAGAAAAGGTAGCAAGTGAAGTTGTAGCACATAATAATCAATTTAGCACTTTAGGAGATATGCGTAAAGGAGGATTAATTACGCAAACTCAATATGGTAGTGGAGGTCAAAGTACAAATGGGTTTGGTACTGAAACAGAAATGGGTGTTGATGCTAAACACATGGTTCACCTAAGTTTTACTGAAGGAATGGACACTAATTGGCCTTTTGGTAATAGTCTGTTAGATCCTGTTTATAAAACTTATATACAGAAACAATTGCTCGAAGATAGTATTATTATTTATCGTGTACAGCGAGCACCTGAAAGACGTGTATTTTATATTGATACTGGTAATATGCCTGCTCATAAAGCAATGGGTTTTGTTGAGCGGGTAAAGAATGAAATACATCAAAAACGTATACCTACTAGAAGCGGTGGAGGAAGTAGTGTTTTAGATGCTAGTTATAACCCATTAAGCATTATGGAAGATTACTTTTTTGCACAAACTGCAGAAGGGCGAGGAAGTAAAGTTGAAGTTTTACCTGGAGGAGATAACCTAGGTGAAATAGACGATTTAAAGTATTTTAATAACAAAATGATGCGAGCATTAAGAGTTCCTACCACATACATTAGCACAGGTCCAGAAGATAGTACAGCAGTATACAGTGATGGCAGGGTAGGTACTGCATTTATTAGTGAATTCCGTTTTACAAAGTACTGTATGAGATTACAAAATAATCTTTCTAAATATTTTGATAAAGAATATAAAATGTATTTAAAGTGGAAAGGTATTAATATTGATACTAGTATTTTTAATTTGAGGTTTGTAGAACCACAGAACTTCAGTGCTTATAGAGAGGTTGAATTAAACAATAGTTTAGTGAGCGTATTTGGTAGTATAAGTGAAGTTCCTTATATTAGTAGACGTTTTGCATTAAAGAAATACCTACAATTAAGTGAAGATGAAATTGTAGAAAATGAAAAAATGTGGCAAGAAGAACAGGCTAATGAAGTGAATAGTTCAGATGTAGAAGAACCAGGTTTAGGAAATGTAGGAGGAAGACCTATTGAACAAGGAGGATTAGATTTAGAGGGTGCTGACGAAGAACCCATAGATGATGCTAGTGCTCCAGGTGATGCAGGTAGTGATGCAAGTCCAATTAGTGGAGCAGAAGCAATACAACCAGTAGGACCTACACCAACAGGAGGACAAAATAATGCTGCTTAAAGAAGAATATGATGAAACTGAAGATCAAAGTATAAGTAGAACCTATAAAAAAGATATAAGAAAACAAATTATAGGTTTGAGACATTTAAACAAATTAAGAAAGTTACGAGAAAAGAAAAATTTAGATATGGAAAAACGTAGAGATGTATACAAAATGATGTATGCTAGACCTAAGGAGACACCTCCTGATTTAGGTTAATTTAAATAATTCCAGTCATTTTCACCCAAAATCAACCCATTTGAAACATATTTCTACCTTCATGAGTAAATAATACTACAGTTTTGTTGTCTATTTTTATAGGAGCTTAAAATGACCACACGAGAAAAACTTGAACAAGTCCTCGAATATATTATAAACGAGGAATCAGAAAAGGCGAGTGATTTGCTCCATGACGTTTTTGTGGAAAAGGCTCGCACAGTTTATGAAGATTTAATGGGTCAAGACGAAGATCTTGAAGGTTACGAAGAAGAAATTAACTCTGAAGAAATTGCTGAAGAGGGTGAAGATGAAGATTCCATGGACATGGAAATGGGTATGGACGATGCAGAAGGTGATGTAGCTGATGATATGGCTATGGATGTAGACCCTGAAATGGACGGAGAAGAAGGTCCGGATGAAATTGAAAGCAATTTTGAAAAAGTAGAAGACGCTATTGAAGAATTACGTCAAAGTTTCCAAGCCATTTTAGGTGGTGAAATGGATGAGCCGGAAGGCGATGACATGGATGACATGGGAATGGATGATGAAATGGGAGCTATGGATAGTGATGAAGAAAACATGATGGATAGCGTTGAAAATGAAGACGAAAATGTAGATGAGGAAGTAGAATTAGACGAAGCAGATGATGAAGAAGATCTTGAAGAAGATTATGATGTAGTAGATGAAGCTATCAAAAGAATAGATAGAAAGAAAAAAGCTGCTGAATATCAAAGAGATCAAGCTGTTGATCCTAAAAAAGCTAAAGGAAAAAAAGCAAAGGAAAAAACAGAAGAGTCATATGACATGGTAGACGAAGCTGCAACTTTAACGCAAGTAAAAGTTCCTCATAATACTAGTGAAAAAAGTACAAGTCCTGTAGCTAAAGGTTCAAACAAACCAGGAGGCACAGTCAATCATAGTTTAAACAAAGATGGTGGCGGAGAAGGTAAAAAATTAGCTGCTACTGCTAAAGTTATGAATACCGGTAATGTAAATGTTCCTGGAGCAAAGCAAAAGTTATCTAGTGTTGCTACTCCAAAAAACAGTGACAGTGCAGGAAACACAAAAAGTCCAAATAACGGAATGTAATTATGGCACAAGCATTAAGCGAACAATTAAGCTTTGATAGAGCTGGTTTGACAGTTGAAAGTGTTCAAACCGAAAGTGGTGAGAAAAAGTTGTATATGGAAGGAATTTTTATAGAAGGTGGCATTCGCAACCAAAATAAAAGAGTATATCCTGTACAAGAGATCACAAAAGCAGTAGGTTCAATTAATGAAAAGCTTCAGTCTGGATATAGTGTTTTAGGTGAATTAGATCATCCTGATGATCTACAAATTAATTTGGATAGAGTTTGTTTACAAATTAATGAAATGAAAATGAAAGGAAATAACGGTATAGGTAAACTTCAAGTTTTACCAACTCCAATGGGAAATATTGTTAAAGCCTTATTAGAAAGTGGAGTTAAATTAGGTGTAAGTTCTAGAGGTAGTGGAAATGTAGCAGATGATGGAACTGTGAGTGATTATGAAATTATTACAGTTGACATGGTTGCACAACCTAGCGCCCCTAACGCTTATCCTACTCCAATTTATGAACGTTTACAGCAAAGTAAAAATGTTGTAGCTTTAGCTGAAGCGATACAGCATGATAAAAAGGCTCAAAACTTTTTTACAAAAGAAATGGTCAAATTTATTCGGAACCTAGATTTTAGGAGAAATTAATGAAAAATGCTTTCGAAGAACTTTTAGGTTCTGAGGTTTTATCAGAAGAAGTTAAAACAACTCTTAGCGAGGCTTGGGAGCAAAAACTAACAGAAGCACGGCAAGAAATTAAGGCTGAGCTTAGGGAAGAATTTGCAGAGCGTTATGAGCATGATAAGCAAAATATTGTAGAAGCCATGGATCAAATGTTGACGGATGCTATTACTACTGAGGTAGGAGAATTCCGCAATGATAAACAAAAAATGGTAGAAGCAACTGTTGCATATAAACAAAGTATCAAAGAACACGCAAAAGTTCTTGATCAATTTGTTTTAGAAAATCTTGCTAAAGAAATGAAAGAACTTTACGCTGATAAAAAGTTGCAAGAACAAAACTTTAAGAAATTAGAAAATTTTGTTTTAAAACAGCTAACCACAGAGCTTAATGAATTTTATCAAGATAAACGTGCTCTTGTAGAACAGAAAGTTAAATTGGTACGTGAAGGGAAACGCATGATTGGCGAAACCAGATCTCAATTTATCAAACAGGCAGCACAAAAAGTAGAGAAGCTTGTAGAATCTACAGTAAGATCAGAAATGACAACTTTACGTGAAGATATTAAACAAGCAAGAGAAAATAATTTTGGAAGAAAGATTTTTGAAACTTTTGCAACAGAGTTTATGACAAGCTATCTTGCAGAAGGAACAGAACTTTCCAAAATGAAAAAGAAGTTGGAAGAATCAGAGAAAATGGTTCAGCAACAACGAGAGCAACTTTCTGAGTCAGTTGATGCTATAAAAATGGCACAAAGCAAAATGAAATTAGTTGAAGGACGTGCAGTTCGACAAAAAACTATGAGTGAGCTTTTGGCACCATTAAATAAAGATCAACGAGAAATCATGAATGATTTACTTGAAAGTGTTCAAACAGACAATTTAAAAGTCGCATATCAAAAGTATTTGCCAACTGTTCTTAAAGAGAATAAGAAAGCAGAT